TGGCTGTCAACAAAACGCAAGGGCTAACACTGAACATGGTCTCAAACAACATCTGTATCTCGCATGCAATCTCATGACCTTCATCAAGGACCCAAATTACATCCTCATACCCTTTCAGGCCACCCATATGCTTCGCATTAAGATGACCATAGGTACAAGTGAAGGTCCGCGTTGTAGGTTCCATACCACGTCGCCACCAACTGACACCAGGGTAATTGCTGAATTCCGAACACAACAAACGTCGAGGCATAACAACACAAACCCGCTTTTCAGGGAATCGTGCCGCTAGTAATGGTGGCACATAACGTGTCTTGCCTGTCCCGGTGTGTGCATGACAAATAACAGAGCGACTATTCCTGAGATTACCAGCTATACTGTCAACTGTAGCAACCCAAGCCGGAGGAGTGTTTTGTTCAACCTGTGACTTACCATTCAATGTTTCAGTACGATCCATAAACATCGACTTATTAAGCCATGATGCGACGTGATCCAAACCGCTCGAAACAAGATCATTCAAAGCCCACGTTGGTAAAAGTGACATAACCACCGGTAATTTGATATGTTCCGCGATCTGATACGCTGCCCTCTTGTGGCCGCGATACGGATCCTTGGGCACAAGGACGGACATCGCTTTTGACGAAGCACCACGAGATGCATAATACCAGTAATTCCAGGTACTGAAAACATCACGTGATGTGAACAAGTAGACGTTGAGGAGCTCAAGAGCAACTGATCCAAACGGGAAATATTGTGCCATTTGCAATGCAGGATTAACACTGACATAAACCAGTGTGTAAACCCAAAAATGCAAAACCGCATAATTCAGGTTGCGGTCAAATAATGGGCCCGTTACTGGAAGAAAACGACCAATGTTCTTGTACCATGTTCGAACATCACACAAAGATGCATAGGGTGACATCCTACACATGTATGCTAGTTCTTCCTCAGTCGGAGCTCGATCAAACGATTTGACATAACAGTGGAAAATGTGTGCTTCAAACAAACCATAGCTCTCGATCTCCGTTACACGATCAAGAACATCATCACTATCCACTGTCAAAAGGTGGGTGGGCAGGTATTGCTCTATGGAGCGAACCATACGTAATGTTCGCAACAAGACCTGTTCTGTCCGCGCAAAACCACCAATAGTGAATTGGAGGCTCTTGACAACACCACGTTCGGCCAGAGTACCCGCTTTGTACCAATCCGTAACAACTTTGCAGTAATCCGGAACAGGATATTTCTTGCGGGCCTTCTTCCGTAGTGCAGAAGGCATCTTTTCGAACTCAGCATCGACTTGCGTACGAATCAGCTTGTAAATTTCTGGCTGATGTGCACAAAGAGTCAGATACCCGATACCTTTCTGGATCAAATACTCACGTTTCTTGGGCGCAGAACCCATGTTCCGTGAAGCATCTGCCTTGAAATTGCTGTATCGCATGAGTAGTTTAGACTTCTCATGCAACACTGCAAACTCCGGCACATCCAGGCCTGCCATGTTGAAATCCGATTGAAACTCAGTGCCTGGGCGAGGATACTTTCCAAGGAAGGTCTGTGTAAACACATCATTTCCTGTCGATTCAACTCGCAAAGTAACACCGAATTTCTGTTCAGATATCGCAAAGACTTTATCCCAGTCAATGTCAAAATCAGTGGCAATAATGTTGTCATCACTCATGTTACTGAGATACACCCGGTCGAAAAATTCTCGAATTGGCCAACCCTGTGCTTTGCTGATACTGTAAATGATTGTACCCTCATAGCCAACAGTGTTTTGCCATGTCACGTTAGAACTTCCAGTTGTACCGCCACCACGTTTGGGGATAACACCACCAGGCGCAGTTGCATGTTCAACCGCAACTTTCTTTGTGACATCTTGGTACTCATCGCGGAAATTCTCAACAAACTTCCACAAATCATCACCTTGACCAGGGTCCAGCTCAATATCATCCCACAAATCAGCGATCAAGTTGACAATGTGCCCTCTTTGTTCCTGGAGGGTGGCTTGATCGATATGCTGGGCAATTACATCATATTCAGGTCGTTCACGATATCCACGTTTCCTAATTTCACCAAGGATACGGAAAACATTATCGTTCAGGTTACGATCGAATGCTGTTGCATCCAACGAAATAATGTTCTTATACCGTGTGGCTTCAGAGAAAACAGAACCCAATGCCGCGCCGTTCAATGTTATGCCAGCTTTGCCACTCCCATCATGGGGAGCATGCCGATTATTCGTGTCAAAATTCAAAACACCCTGTTGCACATTCGTCACCAACGACGATGCAACAACAGAACGTAGCTTACTAGGATTTTGACGCAACTTCTCGGTGGGCACAACCTGTGATTTTGGAAACGCATGAGCAATAGAAGGAAACCATTCACCAGACTCAAAAGGTAAAGTTGCCATTTTTGCAATCGGCGCCAACCATTTATGTTTCCGGAGATCATCACGTTTCTTCAACCCGGCACCAATAAATGGTAAACCTGCAGAATACTTCTTGTGTTTCATGAAATGACTAACCAATTTCCGTGGGTCAGCCAGATTAGCGTTCAAATACAACGCTGAATTTTGATTCACAATAGTATCCGCAACAGCCATGATATCATCATCAAGCAAAGCATCCGCTGTACGTGTATGGGAATAGCTCGCCAATGATGTTACCATTGTTTCCTTGCAGGCCAACACAATGGCATCAATTCCTTCAACACCACCATGATCCAATCCACGTTGTTGTAACAACAAATCAACGTGTGGATTCCGGTTAACTCGACGGATAAAGTGATGGATGTTCAAATCCCGCTTACCAAACAATTCCAAATTATGGACATAATAATCCAATGTTTTCTGGTAATTAACATCATGGAATTTCGGAGATGAATGGATGACAACACCAAGCTCTTCAGCACGGAGACCACGAAGCGGCTTCTGGGCTGGAGCCCAAGCACCCTTAGGTGATCGTTTACCATAATCAAACACTTCAAGGAGGTGTTCAATACCCGAAAGGACGGCACAATCACGTATGGATGCACTCCCGAGCAAGATCATTGTCTCCAACCGTTCTGCAAACTTCATCAACCGCACGAAAAATGCATCGCGATTGAAAACTAAAGTTTGCCGTAACGAGGTTACGGTGTTTCCACAACCATACATACCAGAAACAAGAGGAAGTAAATCAACAGGTTTATCACCATAATAACATCCGTCCTCCTTCTGGTAAACGACTGACCATGGTTTCACAGGTTCTGCGAGAGAAAGTGCCTTAGTCAACCCTTGAACACCTGGCTCATCCCAAACAAATTGGGAGAAAGGAACAGGGGCCGGTGAACATGTCAACAGGACAACACTTACATTACAATGATCTTCACTTGCCTTCGAGAAAAGCTGATCGTTATCAATGGCAAAACAGGTGTCAACCTTGCCAGGTCCACAACCACGTTTCAATGTGATCGAACCCCATGTATGACAACAACCCTTCTGCGTAAAAGTAACGCAGTCGGATCCTTCATATGCCAACATAAGATCCACAACACACCAAGAAGGCTTCAATCCAGCAACCAAATACTCGTGCTCATGATCATCCATCAAATGCCCACTAGTTATGAGGTTGGGCACTTTCGATACATGATAAACATGTGCGAAACGTAATTCGGCTTCCCGACGGTCATCTTCATTAGATATGAAACAGCAAGGGCTTTCAAGGTCATCAAACAAACTCATCTCGACAGGTGTACAAACACGAGCAGGGACGGACTTTGGCTTGAGGTACCCTTTGGCTGTAGTTTCATTAACGACCTCGTACAACTCGGTTGCTTCATTGGAAACTTCCATGCTTGGTACAAAAACCAGACTCAGGATGTTCATCCATGTCGGAATTGTGTCTGGACCTCCAAGTGCAAAAATGGTCGGTCCAGCCAAACATGTCAAACCACAAAATGCCAAGATAGCAAAGGGTACAACTAAGGCCAAAACAGAAAACACTGTCATGCCAGTCAGAAACCCTAAGATGACAACGTCACCACCATATTGGCCATCAGCACGAATTGATAACGCGGCGGTCTGACAATTACGTATACCAGTATACGGAAGACCTTCAAATTTCGAAACTTGATACACTAGTTGATCCCATCTCGATTTCGGTAACGCAGTAGGAATGCAGAATAACGTTTTAGTTTTAGGTTTGTCACGAACATAAACCTTACATCGTGGCGAACCTTCCGCCAACGAAACGCCAATCCCAGTGTAATACACACCATCGGTGAAATCAACATGGAGAAACGGGAGCCAACTCTGGTCCAAGCTCGAAAAGCGCATCATGATACGGTCATCATGATCACACCACGGATCGACAGTGTCGATCAGACCCATGGTGAAATAATGAATAATATCCGCCCACCAATACCGGCAGACATAATCATAACCGCAGACAAGAGCAACAGTCGGTAATGGTCCAAGACAACCTAAGAGGAAAGCCCAAGTGGTACTGGTGCTAACCTTCCAAAGTCCACGGAAAAATACCACAGTCATGCCAGACGTAAACTGGAAAGCATCACGGAACCGCATTTTCCGGTAACCATAAGCAACACAGACAAGGATGATAAAACGCCAGAACCATGATATGTCAAAGCTAAAACCTGCTGCGGTCAGGACCGTCACCATTTCCGGCACAGTACGACTCGCCAAAAGATCAGGCATTGCCTGCCACAACCAATTGAAGAGAACATACATCACGAATCCAAAACGGGATATCTCAGTCATCTGGTAAAACACAACGGCGAACAAAACACACGGGTCAAGTGTGAACACTTTGTAAATCAGAAACAAACGCTGATGGATTGCCAGTGGTTTCAAAATACCATACCAAAACCAAAAGTGATTACTCAAGAACACAAAGTCAGGATCACTGACATAATCACGATCAAGGAAACGGTCAGCTGAACTAACAAGACAACCACAACTTGCAGCAGTTGCCATTGTACCGGCACCGCCGTGACAAATCACGTGTTCATAATCAAGCATCATTTCTGCATGGTCAGTCCTAGGTTCATGCTGGTAAACACTCGTTGAACGTGTCGACCAAATATCAAGCGGGTCAACATCAGGTAGAAAGACATCAGCATTGCTGCTGCTACCCATCGCGATCAAATACTTACGTTTCCGTTTATTTGACCCTACCTTCAACAGGGTTTCACCATTACACGATCGGGGAGCACAACCTCTGAAAGACCCAACTCGAAAGTCGGGGCAATTCACAGATGTGATCAACGTTGTGATCAAATTAAACACACGACCAATCATATTTTCCGATGATAATAGTCGGAATTGACACAACTGACTCGGGGGTGGTGCAAGATCAAAAGTCACTACATTGCGGAGGTGACCAACGCCACCTAATGGTGCAATCGCAACACAATCATCAGTTTTAACCCAATCACGTAAGGGACCAACTAATTCAGGCAAATAACGAGAACTCTTATAAAACTCGAAGTTCTCGACATGTGCTAATGCTGTCAAACCCTGTTCAGGGGTCAAACAATCAT